CTTAGGCGGCGCTTCTCCTTAGGTAGTGGGCTGATGGCCCCCTCCTATCTGTTAACTCACTGAGTTAACAGACCCGCCAGGATCGCCTTCCAGCGATCCCAGCTATCACACTCCCGTGTGATACGCTCTGCAAGTATGCCTGAGGGGAGGTAATCCCAGTAGGGCACGGCCGCAGCGGCGATTTTGTAGTGAACAGGACTGTCAGGTTTAGCCCTCGGCGTAAAGCTGAGAGGTGCGACGTCTGGAAGCACGGAGCCACGACAAACAAAACCTCTCTCGAGGTCGTCGTAGTCCTTATGCACCCATAAGTCGCGATCCCTGATACTGCGTTCACCACGCCTGATGTGACCCGATAAGATACCAACGCCGAGGGCTTCCGCCCCCGGCTGGTACTCATCGGGCTCTGGTAGCTCCACAACCCTCGTACGCCTCTTCCAGAACCGGTATTTAAACCAGTAGGTGGAGGTTACGCGAGGGGTCGTTAGAACAAACGGCACGTGGATGCCCTCGTCATCGCCATGGCAGGGCGGGACCAACGGAAGTCGGTCCGGCAACCAGGCGCGGAGAAGAGCTAACGTCCGGTCAAGCCGGACGTCGTGTCGTGCCGACCAGCGTGCGAGCCTGTTAAAAGCACTCGCCACATCCTGATGAGTCTCGAGTGACCTGATATAGACCCCCCGGATTTGGTACCCGGAGAAGTAATCATGGCCACAAGACTCGCGGAACGAACCTGTGTTGAACGACTTCTGGTCGTTCACCTCGAAACCCAGAACTTGGAGAAAGGAGATAACACCATAGTAGGCCTTACGGTCCACCACGATATCGTCCCCGAAAACCCCGAAGTTGGGTCGTCCTAAAGGACACCGCATGGGCAAGCCCATGGCGATGTACACGGCCCGAACCACACTCGCAAATATGATCGTCTGCAATGGGAAGGTAAAACCATTACCCATTGTGCTGATCATGCCTTTGTTGATAATCGAGCCGTCTGGAAGGACGGCCTTATCACCTGCCGACTCCCGAATCACCGCTCGCATGAACGGAGGTATTGGGCAGAGGCGGATGAGCTCAACAGAGATGCTGTCGCTAGCCGAGACAAGGTCGATGGTGCCATAAGCACCATTAGCCGACCCGGTCCGGCAAAGCGCGCGGTTAATGTCAGGCTGGGTGTCCAATCGGATCCCATAAAACCCGACAAGACAGCGCTCGAGGTGAGCGCCGACTGCCTTTTGTATCAGCATGTCGACGTTTGCCTCGGTACAGCATGTTCGCGAGATATCAGTGGTCTTTGGAACGAAAAAGAGCTTGCCCCCAACTACGAGCTGCTCACCGAACCGTGTGTGACGCGCCATCTCGGCGTTAGCCCACAGGCCGGTTGAAGCAATCGCAGACCTGTACAACCTGAGTGTAAACTCGGAGTAGTACGAGAGGACACCACCGAAGAGCTTAGTGACGATGTTCGAGTCGTCAGCCAGTTGGCTGGCGCCCGGACCCGTCATCAGCCCGGAGGTGATGGCCTCGAGGTCAAAATCTCCTGCCGATTCAAGGCATTGTCGCATGCTGTCTCTGAATAAATCCCAGAGATATGCATTAGACTCGCTAAGAACAGGCAGACTCCAGCGTCCTACGATCTCGTTAATTCGCAGAAACTTGACGAGCGCGGCTTTGTCGGCTTCAGGGGATCGCCCTTTTGGGGCGAGCTTCTTATAGAAGCTGGCGAGCAGCGCAGACTTGGCGGCCTCACGGCCGGTCATGTCACTTGTCAGTGGAGCGGGCTCGACGAGCCCGAGGTCTTGTTGGAGTTCCTTCAGAAGGCTTGCGTAATCGCGCATTGCGTTCCCCAGAGAGGTTAATGCGAAGCATGAAACTGACCACTCGCGTGATCAGCTCAAGCGCCACTAAGGCCGAGACCTTAGATGGTACCAGTCGTGACAGAATTGCCCAGTTCATTGGACAACTGCGTGAGCAGTCCGATGTGAGCTGAGATGGCTGCACGAAGGTTGATCGCATCAGCAGTGTCGGCACCAGCCGGAATATCCAGCGTGGTGGCAATCACCGCGGTCTTGTGCGACTGCCCCGCAAGGGGCAGGACTCCCTTCCGAGTGATCACCTTGTAGGTGTTCATCGGAACGGCGCGCAAGACGCCCGTCACAGGGTTCACGGGCGCGAGGGTCTTCAGGACCTTCGGACGGAACATGGACAGGGTGAACGGAGCTGCCACACTGTGTGCGACGACCCCGGTCTGGGTGCCGCCCAAGGCACTGACGTAGACCTGCTTACCGTTGAAGTCCGGATTCGCATCCGTGACGATCGTGTAGGTGGGCGAAGTCAGGCCAGTTTGGGCGCTGCCGGTGACCGGCGAGGTTGGGTTAAAAGCCATATTGGGCTCCTTAAAAGATGGAACCGCCCGGGTGGGCGGAAGGGTACGTAGAACGCCGTTGCATCAAAACTGCAGCCATGTTCGCGTCACGCTGAAAGTCCCCAAAAGGGTTCTTCCATTGGAATGACGGGAGTTCAAGCTTAGGTTCTTTTGCGCGGGCAAGGGTAGTGCGTTCCAGCACAACGGTACCAGGTGACCCCGAGTACTTGAATTGGTCGACGGCTCCGAATGCCTTCAGACGCGCGATCGTAAGATCGACGTCTGGAGAATACGTATAAGTGGCGAGCGTGTGAACACGCTCGGTCCGCACAACGTATCGGACAGCAGCTTGTGACTGGCTGTACGCGGACAGGATAGAACCTGTATTCGTGAAGTAGTCTGCAAGCCAAGACCAAGGGAGCAGCTCATACGCGGTAGGGAGGATCTGGTCGGGCGTGAGCCCGAACAAGTCCAAGAACCTATCGCTGTCGGAGATCACCTCCGCGGCGTAAGCCGCGGCGATGATATACCGCACGTCAACACGTGTCAAGCGATGGTCAACGTCGTATCCAACGATATGACTGTCGCTATAAACGGTTGCAGAGCGGCTCCCCGACTGGGCGACTCTAAAGCCACCCGCCGTGAGGCGAGTGCGCTCAAAGCTAATATCCTCCTTAAAACGTGCTAGCGCCTCTGCAGCCGCTTGCGCATCTGACACCAAAGGTTTGATGCCAAAGGAGAATTCTAGCCAGGAGTCTGAGGCGATGTCAAGAGCCCGCGAGTCCTTCGTGTAGACAGCGTGTTTGTAGCGACCGCCCCACCGATTAAGGTGGGAGTTCGCGTAGGACACGATGCCGGCGAAGGGCCTGCGGAGTTGACGAATCGTCTCACCCAATTCCCCAAGGAAGGTAAGTCCTTGCATCTGGGTTCGCGTCTCAGAGAGCCGTTTATAGGCTTTTCCGAGCGCTTCGTTCCGCGCAGCAGTAGTATCGACGCTCAGATGAGCAACGGTACCGGGTGCTTGATAGAAGCCGTCGAATGACGAGCTCAACACAAGGCGCGATGCCTTTCGGCCGCTTGCAGAAGCGGCGATGGGCACACGACGAACGACACGGACAGCATCGAGATTATAGGGTGAACTAGCGTCCACCCCGTCTCGAATCTTCTTGCGCCATTCAGGCACGGCTTGCCCGGAGCGGGAACCACCGTAGGTCGCAGTCGGTGCAGCGGTTACGACTGTGGAGTCGATCGCTGCTTTCCGACGGAAAGCGACCACGTCGGTCCAGCTTCGGGTATAGGCCATACTCTTCCTTTCGGAGTCAAAACGAAAGCGCGGGCCCTTAGCGGGG